TCTTTAAAAGATACAGGCGAAAATATAACCATAACAAAATTTGTAGATGAGGCGGACGGTATAGCTAATAACGATAACGATACTTCTATTCCAACGTCCGGAGCTATTATTGATTATGTAGCCTCTAGAATTACTTTAGAGGATCTAGATTTTAGCGGAGATACCGGTAACGGATCCGTAGACTTAGATAGTCAAACTTTTGCTATTGTAGGAACTTCAAACGAAATAGAAACAACGGCCGCTAACCAACAATTACAAATCGGTTTACCTAGTTCAATTAGTGTAAACTTAGTAGGTAACGTAACGGGAAATGTAACGGGAGACGTAACGGGTAACTTGACAGGAAATGTAACCTCAACAGGGACAAGTACATTTACAACAGTAGACATAAACGGAGGCAATATAGACAATACTATTATAGGAGCAACTACGGCGGTAGCGGGATCATTTACTACAATTAACGCTAGTAGTACAATAACAGGAAATGTAACGGGCAATTTAACCGGAAATGTTACAGGGAATGTAACCGGTAACGTTACAGGAGATTTAACAGGAGACGTAACAGGAAATGTAACCGGAAATATAACAGGAGTAGGAACTTTATCCGACGGATCTACGGCAGTTACTCAAAGCATAAACGACAACTCAACTAAAATAGCTACTACGGCTTACGTAGACGCCTCAGTAGATACAGTAGATACACTTTCAGAGATCTTAGCGGTCGGAAATACAACAGGCGGAACTAATATTGCAGTAAGTGCAAACGACGATATTACATTTACAGATACAAGTAAGGCAGTTTTTGGAGACGGATCAGATTTACAAATTTATCATACTTCTAACTCAATTATTTATAATACAACAGGAGACTTAGTTTTTGAACAAATTGCAGACGATCGAGATATAGTTTTCAAATCTGACGACGGATCGGGCGGGACAACTGAATATTTTAAATTAGATGGAGCAGCCGGTAGAGTAGATTTTAGTGTAGATGCTCAATTTTTAGATAATAAAAAAGCTAGGTTTGGTAGTTCAGCAGATTTTCAAATATATCATACAGGAACAGAAAGTAATATTTATAATTTAACAGGCAATCTAAATATATCTAACGATGCCACAGATGGCGATATTATTTTTAAATCAGACGATGGTAGCGGAGGGTTAGCTACTTATATATCAATAGATGGTAGCGATGTAATAACTAAAATTCACAAACAATTAAGATTTCTTGATAATGTAAAAGGAACTTTTGGAAATTCAGATGACTTAGAAATCTATCACGATGGCACAAATTCTATTATAGACAATAATACAAATGATTTAATTATTAGATGTGATAGTGATGATATAAAAATACTATCAGAAGATGATATTGTATTAAGAGACAATGATGATACTACAAATTTTATACATTGTATTAATGGTGGTGCTGTAAAATTATACTACAATGGAAGCGAAAAGCTTGAAACAACAGCGGGCGGAGTTAATATAACAGGAACAATAGACTCAAGCGGAACTATTGTATCGACAGGCGGAAATATTAGAGTTGGAAGTGATACCGGTAAATTTATGGCCGGAGCGTCAAATGACTTGCAAATTTTTCACGATGGTAGTAATTCTTATGTAAGAGATGATGGTACTGGAGGATTAGTTTTAGAGGGTTCGACTATGATTGAATTAAAATCTAGGCAAGGCGAAATATATCTTAGAGGAAATGAAAATAGCTCTGTTCAATTATACCATAATAACAATATTAAATTAAATACTACCTCAACAGGAGTGAGTGTTACAGGAACTATCGTTGCAAGTGGGGCTACGGAGACAACTGGTATAACTATAACTTCTACAAGTCCACAAATAAGATTTACAGAAACTGACACAACTCCAGATTTTAGAATTAGACAAAGTGCGGGAAGTCTTAGAGTGCAATATGCAAGTGATGGCTCTAGTTTTAGTGATTATCTTGCTATGGGAGCAAATAGTGCAACATTCGCAGAGTCTGTTATTATTAGTGGAGATTTAACAGTAAACGGAACAACAACAACCGTAAACACTCAGACTCTAGCAGTAGAGGATCCTCTAATTAGTTTAGCTAAAGATAATTCAGCTAACTCGGTAGATATAGGATTTTACGGACGATATAACGACGGATCCGATAAATACTTAGGTTTATTTGCAGATGCCTCAGACTCAAGTACATTTAAATTATTTAAAGGAACAGGAACAGAGCCGACTACAACAGTCGATACAACGGCTACCGGTTACGCTTTAGCTGATTTAGACGTAAATATTCTTGATGCGGGACAAGTTTACGCATTGAATATGGTTATTAATGATTTTATATATCATAATGGAGATATAAATACGTATTTTGGTTTTTCTAATAATGATACTATTTTATTTGGAACCGGAGGCAATGCAGCTTTAAATCTTGATAGTTCACAAAATGCAACGTTTTACGGAGATGTAAATGTTCAAGGAGACGACATTAATTTTTCTACTAATGGTTTTGCAGATATTAATAACACAGGGACAGGGGCAATAAGATTAAGACCGAGCGGAACAACAACCGCATTAACTATCTCAAGCTCTGACGCTACATTTAACGGAAATATTATAACCTCTTCAAGTGGAGGAAATAAAGGTATAAAAGTTATAACGGCAACAGATGCAGAGGGATTTTTAGTTTTTGGAGATTCAGACGATAACTCAATGGGTGGTATAGCTTATAATAATGCTACCGATACTCTAGATATAGACTGTAATAATGCAGTCGCTTTATCTTTTGACTCTTCTAGAAACGCAAATTTTTCAGCTAGTTTGGGAGTTGGTAGAACACCATCAACAGGCTTTAACCTTGATTTAGATACAAGCGGAGGTTCTTATCAAAGGATTACAGGCAGCGATCAAGCAAATGTAAGATTAAGGTTTACTAATGGCGGTACAGGTGGCAAATCTTATGAAATTGTTGGGGGTTTACCGGGTGCTAATAATTCAAACTTTTCAATTTTTGATGTAGATAATAACGCTACAAGAATGACTATCGATAGTTCAGGAAATGCAACTTTTGCAGGCAATGTATCATTGGGTACTGGAGATATTAGTATGAGTGCGGGTAGTAACGGACAACTTAGAGTAGACGGAAACGGATATAGTGGTGCTATCGCTTTAGATGCTACCGCTATGCACATTTATCACAATTCTTCATCAAGAGACTTAATATTAGGCACAAATGAAACGGCAAGATTAACTATTGACGGGGGTAATGGTATCGCAACTTTTGTATCAGCAGTTAATGCTACATCTTACAAAGCAACTGATTTTATAAATTTACAAGTAGACGACGCAGAGTTATATTTTACTAATACCGCTAATACTGATTATTGGAGGTTTAAAAGAGATGCAAATAATAATTTTGCTCTTGCACATTATAACGGTAGCTCAACGGGTACCCCTTTAAGTTTTGATAATACAGATAAAGCAACTTTTTCATCAGCAGTAGGTGTTGGCGTTGCGGGAGGTAGTAATGCTCAATTAGAAGTCGTATCAACTACTGGAGAGGTTTTTAGAGCAGATGCGGCAGGGGGTGCTTTTAGAATAGTAGCAGATCAAACAGGAGTAAATACTCAAGGCGTTTTTACTAGCTCGGGAAAAACAATTGTAGGTAAAGACTCAAGTAATGCTTTAGAAGTCTTTTCATCGGGAGATACAGAAATAGGATTTTCTTATGCAACACAAGGAAATATATATGCTAAAATAATTGGAGATATTACTACGGCAAGTCCTTTAGGTGGCGAGATAGCATTTCAAACCGCAACAGGAGGAACACTTACAGAAAGAATGAGGTTAAATTCGGACGGAGATATGATATTCAATGGCTCAGCAGACATTTTATCAAACACTTCTGACGGCTCAGATGATGCTCAACTTATAATAGGTGGGGGCGGAGCCGGAACAGACACTAGGGGAGCCTCTATACATTTAGCGGGGAACGAAAGTGGCAACGGCGGATTACTTCAACTTAGAGCCGGAGACGGATCAGTAGGGGGTATTAGATTTTATGACGGTGGCTCTGAAAGAATGAGATTACAAGGAGGGGCTTTAACTTTTACCGGTGCTGAGGTTGGAGTAACAGGATTTAGACTTCAAGGAGGCTCAACTTGTAATGGTTATAGCGGTACTTTATCTAGTTTCTATGTTATGGACGTTATGCGAGATCAAGGTAGCGGAAAATCTATGAATGTTCAAGGTACTATTGATATTGCCAACGGTTACGGTATTGGGTTTGGTGCAGCTTCGGGAGGTGCTGCAACTTCAACTTTATTAGACGATTACGAAGAGGGAACAATTAGTACAAGCGTAGTAGGAATAACGGCAACCACAAATACAGTTGAGGGCGTATATACTAAAATTGGAAATATGTGTATTTGTCAAATAGTTATTACTCTAGCGGGAGTTTCGGGCGGTACGGGTAATCCTTATCACTCACTACCATTTACACCGGCGGGAGCTACACAATTAGGAACGTCTTGTAATGGAGCAGTCCCAACAAAAAATACTATTATAAGTGGTTTAGCTTATATGGGATTATATGGTAACAATGCTCAATTATATGCTAATACGAGTTCCGGCGGATATATAAGTAACACAAGTTGGAGCGACGGACAATTATCGTTTACATTATCATATAGAACGGCTTAAAATTAAATAATAAAAAAATGAGTTTAAATAAAAAAAGAGTACAAGATAAAATAGAAATAGTAGGAGAGTTTAAGCATATCCAAGTAAGATACCAAGATCAAATAATTGAAAACGGTAACGTTATATCTAATAGTTATTTTAGGGACAGTATTGATTGCGGAGACATTGAAAAAGCTAAAGAGCATAATGTCGATAAAATTGCCGAAATAGTTTGGACTGAGGAAATTAAAAAAAGCTATATAGATTATATTAATAGTTTAGAGCTACCAAAAGAATAAAATAAATATATTTGTAATTATTAACAATAAATTTTTTAAAAATGAGTAAAATATCTAAAGAAGAGTTAGAACAATTACAGACAATAGAACAGAAAAAAGCAGCTATCAAAAATGATATATCTGTTTACAATTTACAAATCTTAAACTTAGGCGATCTTTGGAAAGAGGTTTATAAAGAAGAGATTGACAATAAAAATTCTCTTAGAGAAAAATATAAATGGGGCGATAAACAAGTAAATATCAATCCGGAAAATGGGGAAGTAACTTTTATAGAAAATGAAGAAAACGAAAGCGAAAGCAACTAATATCAGCGATAATATTAGCTTTAGAGAGGCTACATATTCAGAGACGGCTAGTAGGTTAAAAATAAAAAATAGTCCTACTGACGCTCATTTAAAGGCTATGCAAACCGTAGCTAATGAGGTATTCCAACCACTTAGAGAGTGGGCGGGACACCCTATTAAAATTAACAGTATGTATAGATCTCAAGAGCTATGCGAGGCAATTCCCAACTCGTCCAAAACTTCGCAGCATACCAAAGGACAGGCAATAGATCTGACAACTCTAGGAGAGAAATCAAATAGAGAGTTATTTTATTATATTAAAGATAACTTAAATTTCGATCAGTTAATTTGGGAGTTTGGTAAGGATCCAAATAGCGAAGACGGATCCCCTCGTTGGATTCACGTATCCTATGTAAATAAAAAAGCAAATCGTAATAACGTCTTAGTTGCAAAATATAAAGGGAGTAAAGCAACTTATTACAAAATGGCGTGAGAAAATACGAGGTAGCTTTAATAGATAGGACTTACGACGGTTATTGTTTTCTATTAGGGTTTACAGTACACCCCAAAGATGAGAGAGACGATTTTTTAGAGATAAATATATATTTTATCTTTTTAGTATTACATATAAAAATATATTAAATGCCTATACCAAAACCAAAAAGCGGAGAGAAACAAAGTGATTTTATGCTAAGATGCGTACCGGAGTTATCTAATTATCATAAAAAAGAGCAAGCAATAGCTATGTGTTATAAGGCTTATAAAGACAAAAAATAATTAATTAAACATATAAATTTTTTAAAAACAAATGAACTCAATAAACGAAAACACGGAAGTAAAATTAGATTTGAAAACAATAGCTATTATATGCGGAGGCGTATTATCAGTTGCCTCTACGTATTTCACTTTGCAAGGTAAAATTGACGATCTAAATAATAGAATAGAAAATTTTAGCGGAGACGAGTTTGTTCAAAGGATAGAATTTAATTTAAAAGACGATTTAGTGAGGTCTACAATTATACAAATTGAGAAATCTACTGAGACTTTAAAAGAAGATATTTTAGACAACAAAGAGAGAATAAATAAAATAGAAGATAAAGTTTATAAAAGATGAGAAATTTAATAATAATAGTATTTATGCTTTTTGGCTTTTTTGTAAATGCTCAAGATAAAGTTACTGTAATTCATTTTAATTATAAATGGAACTCAAGAAACGATTATAATTTAAGAGGTATACAAAACGCTAAAGTTCAATATGCGTGGTTAGAAGAGCAACCCGAGAATATTGTAGAGACAATTAAAACAGTACCCGTAATAGTAATTCTAGGTAAAGACGGAAGAGTAAAAATGCAATATGCAGCCGATTTATCATTTAAGATCCAAGCTACTAGAGAGGATATTCAAAAGTCAATTAATAGAATTTTATTAGATCAATAATGGAACATTTTATAGAACACTTATTAGGATTTTGCGGAGAGGCTCATTTAAATATATTTACAATTATTGCCATTTTAGGCGTTATAAAGTTATATGAAAGATATTCTAGGAAAAATCTTTGGAGGAACAGGGGCTAGTATAGCGGACAAAATATCCGGTATAATAGATAGACACTCCTTTAGTAAAGAAGAGAAAGCTCAGTTTCAAAAAGAAATGGATCAAATATGGATTCAAGCTGAGGCCGATATGCAAAAGAACGTTACCGAACGTTGGGCGTTAGACTCTCAAGCTCACTCTAGTTTTTTAGCTAAAAACGTTAGACCGATAGTATTATTGATTTTAGTTATCTCAACTATCTTAATGGTATTTATTGACGCCGGTTGGATAAGTTTTGATTTAAAAGAGTCTCATACAGATTTGCTCCAAATTGTTTTATTAACCTGTATCGGGGCTTATTTCGGTGGGCGTAGTTTTGAAAAGGTAAAGAAAAATGGCTAGAAATATAGTATCTAAATACGTAAAGCCTAAAAAGAAATCACACCCTCACTCTAAGAATAGATCTAGACTTAAAACTTCTAAAGGATATAAAAAACCGTATAGAGGTCAAGGACGTTAAAAAAATTATTATATATTTGTAAGCCAAGCCGCAGATCTTGTCAAGCTGCTAAACTTCAAGTAACCACTCTTGTTGGATCTTGTAAATATTATTGTTTTCTTTTTCGGGGGGGATTTTTCTTTTCTTTTTTCTTTTTTGTCCTTTTTTCTTTTTTCTTTTCTTTGTTATTAAAATATTTGTTAATAATCGTTATATTTATAAACAGATATGAGTTTTAACACAGATACAATAGACAAAATAGTCGGATTTAAAACAATAAAAAAACGAGTTAAAATAGACAGACTATTAGAAATAGACGCCAACCAATATACATCTTTAGGAGTGGACTCAACCAAAACAGAAAAAGAAGAGGTTAAGAAAAACTCTAGATATATATACAGGGCAATATCTAAATTAAATAAAGAGCTAGGTACTAAATTCTTACAATTCCAAGATAAATAAATGCCTAGAAAAGTCAGTAGAAAAAATCTAATTAAAAAGTTAGACAATCTTTTCAGTTTATACACTCGACTAAAATATTCAGACAAAAACGGTATAGTTACTTGTTATACGTGCGGGATCCGTAAACACTATAAAGACTATATGCAAAACGGTCATTTTATTTCTAGAAGACATTATATATTACGTTGGTCTGAAAAAAATACTAGAGTACAATGTTACGGTTGTAATGTAGGTAAACAAGGCCAACAATATCAATTTGCTTTAAATTTAAATAAAGAATACGGCTACGATATAGCTAGCGAGTTGTTACAAGAAAGTAAAAAGACGGCAAAGTTTTCAAACGAAGACTTAGTTTCGTTGATAAATAGATATAAAGAGTTTATTAAATTAATGGATAAATGATTAATTTCGGGTTAGTGCTGTTCATTTGTCTTTGGTTAAAAAGGGGTTAATTAATTTTAATCCTTTTTTTTTGCCCTAGCTATTGTTTATTAACAAAAAATTTCATAACTTCCTCACTTTATTAATTAAACTTTAGATATATGAACAATACTAAATTAAGTCCGGATCAGATAATTTCCGGCACCGAGTCGGCTTACATTATAGATGTAACGCCTAAAAATCTTTATGATAGATTATATTCAGATAAGATTGAGAAAATTCTTTTAAACAGAGAAAAGTATCCAACGTCAGTAAATCAATTATTAAACACTTTAAAAAACAATAAGTTTTATAGTCAGCTAACTATTAAACAAGTTAGAGATCTATATACTTGGACTGAAACGGATATGATAGGTTTAACCACCTCCGAGATGATGTTCGGGGATAATTTTTTTTCAAATGAGCGTTAGACATAATTACGATAAACAAAATCTAGATTATAATATTCAGAGAGTAAATCTATTAGAAAAATATTATCATTTAGAAAGGAGAAAAGCTAGACGCTTTAAAAAGATAGGCAAAGACCTATATAACCAAATAGAGAAACTAAAAATAGAAAACGAGAAACTAAGATATGAACAAAGCCAAAACACTTAACGACAAATTAGCTATAATTCAAGTAGAGTTAAAAGCTAAGAAATCCAAGTTTAATAGATTTGGAAAATATTATTATAGATCCGCAGAGGATATATTAGAGGCCTTAAAACCTCATCTTACTAAACATAATGTTTCTGTAAGAATTAAAGAAAAGATAGTAGCTGAAAATGTAATAGAGTCGGTAGCTATTTTATACGACGGATTAATGAGAATAAAAGCCTCCGCAATAGTTGGAGTAGATCTTAACCAAGCCGGTCAAAGTATGCCTCAGAAATGGGGAACGGCCTCAAGCTACGCTAAGAAATATGCTCTAGGTAACTTGTTCTTATTAGACGATACCGCAGACGACGACGCTACTAATAAACATTTAAAGGATCTTAAATTTGATAGTAAAACCTATAAGGCAGTAGTAGAAAAAGTTAAATCGGGTACTTCAATAAAAGAAGTAGAGGAACATTATAAGTTAGATAAATTCACTAAATTAGAATTACAAAAACATATTAAAAATTAAATTAAAATTATGAGAAAATTATTTGGAAAATTAAAGTTTAACATAGAGGAATTTCCTAAGCCTAATTATTATAAAGGTAAAAAAGGAACTTACGGAGAAGTTGATGTAGTAATTAACGTAGACGATCCTAAAGTATTCAGTAACGGAAATAAACAATTCGGATCTTTTAGTTTACCTCAAACTCAAGAGGATAGAAAAAACCAAGTCCCTAGAACTTATTTAGACGGTTGGGTTTTAGATCTAAACTCAGTAGGATCCGGACAAGGTAAAGACTACAAGAGAGATGAGGAATGGTATAAAAACAATAAACAGGATACAGTACCGGATACAGTAGACGACAAAGGCGACCTACCATTTTAAGAGATAAGGGTTATAACTATCAAACTTAGAGGGCAAAGGTATAAGTATCTTTCCCTCTTTTTTTTTAACTTAGACATAATGCAAGACACTACTAAACTAATGCAACAATTAGAAAGAGAACTTTTGGTCGATACCAAAAAAGATCTTTGCTATCCTCCGGTAGCTTTATCACTCGGAGAGAAATTAATCAAATCTAATAAAGGGGATCAATTACTACCTATTCCAATATGTACTTACACAAATATTGTAATGGTTTCAGCTCCGCCTAAGTCAAAGAAAACTTTTTTTATATCTTTGTTAGCGTCAATTTATTTAAGTGGGAAAAATAGATTTGGCGGTAAGATTAAAGGACACCGTAACGGACGTTGTTTAATTCACTTTGATACAGAGCAAGGATCTTGGCATACCCAAAGAGTAGGACGTAGAATTATAGAGATGAGCGAGGGATCTCTAGGCTGCTATCATATATACAGTTTAAGATCTTTATTCCCAAAGACGAGAATAGAATTTATAGAATATTGTTTAAAAACAAAACATAATATAGGTATGGTTGTAATAGACGGAGTAGCGGATCTTTGTAACGACGTAAACTCTTTAGAAGACGCAAACTATACCGTTCAAAAATTAATGGAATGGACGGCAAAATATAATTGTACTATATTAACCGTTATACATAGTAACTATGGATCTACTAAAGCGACCGGACATTTAGGATCCGCTTTAATGAAAAAAGTAGAGACAGAAATAGAATTATCAAACAACCCAACAAACCAAGACAGGATTAATGTTACTTGTTCAAGGTCTAGAAATTACGCCTTTGAAACTTTTAGCTTTTCCGTAAATGACATAGGACTACCTTTTGTTAATGATCTTTATGATCCTTTAGCGTAGTTTATGGATAGAAATAAATATATGGACTTACTTTATCAAAAGCATAAAGATTGGATTGATATATCTAAGTCTTTTGGGCTTGATGAGGAAACCGCTAAGGATCTTGTTTCTGAAATGTATATTAAGATTATGAAAAAACTAGATAAAGGTCTAGACATATCTTACGGATCCGAAGACGTAAATTACTACTATATATTTAAAACCTTACGAACTATGTTTATAGATCTAGTAAGGAAAAATAAAAACGTTACTATAATAAGAAATTTTACAGAGACTAGGAGAGCCGACGCTTTTATAGATTATCAAGGTAAATGGGATATAATTCAAAAGGAGCTTGAGGATTGTTATTGGTACGATCGTAAAGTATTCGAGCTAATAAATGGAGGATATAGTATTGCTGAGTTATCTAGGAAGTCGGGTATTCCTTATTATTCTTTGTATAATACTTATAATAAAATAAAAGAAAAAATAAAAGATTTGTTATGAAACTTGGAGACTTAGTAGAAAAAATAATTAATATAATTACATTTGGCAAAGGCAAAACAATAGCTACTTACATAGCCAATAAATTAGGTTATGAAGATTGCGGCTGCGACGATAGAAAACGCAAGCTCAATGAATTTAAAATAAAACGGAAATGAAATTTAATAAAGATGACCGCAAAAAATGGAAAAAATTTAGAATGGGTAAGAAGTCAGTCATATCAAGACAGGAATATGAATTGGTATGTCAGCTCCACTCAACCTATTATGAACATAAACTATATTATCCTTGTACGTGCAAACCCAAAGAAATCAATAAATGGATACAAGATTTAAATAAGATTTGGGAGAATGGAAATTAAGGAAGTACATAAATGGGAAAAGGCCGTAGTAGTTATCCTTAATATAATAGGTTGGGATCTGAAATGGATAGGAGACGAGGATAAGAGTTGGGACGCTGAGGGATTAAGTCCTAAAAATAGAAAGGTAGTTATTGAAATGAAATTTAGAGAAAAATACTACGAAGAGAAACTCCTAGAAAAATATAAGTACGACGTATTAATGAAACTTCCGGACGATATAGTAAAGCTATATTTTGTTAATGATCCTAAAGGTAACTATATGTATTGGCTAGACTCTTTAGATATGCCGGATCCTGTAAAACTATATTGTCCCTCAACTACAATTTGGAATAATAAAAAGGTAAAAAAAGAAGTATATCTATTGAAAGAAAATTGGGCATCTATAATAAATTTGAATACTAATTAAATTATTTGTTAATAAATCGTTATATTAGTAACTCAAAAACATTAATTATGGTTATTACAAATCAAATATTTGAACATTATAGACAACACGAAAAAAAAATAAAAGAGGCAGTTAAATTATTAAAAGAAGACGAGAGATATATAGTAAAGAAATTAAAAAATGAAAAAAAACTACATAGATTTTCTAAATGAAAACTATTTTAGAGAGAAAGGCTTTACTAGAATACCAAGTAAAATGGATAAAATAAAAGTAGATAAACCAAGACAGTATAGATCTAGACAAGGTAGATCCGATAAAAGATATTCTGAAACTATGAAAGCAACCGCAATATCATTTATAGGATTATTACTAATAATATTATATTTAATATATGATAGTATTGTTTGACGCTGACTCCTTGATCTTTGCTAGTTGTTATCGTACTAGAGTAAACGGGGAAAGGCCGGACGATATATATTACAGAGATCTTGAAGACGCTACCGACAAATATAGTGAGCAGTTTATGAAAATTATAAATGATATAGACGAGATCTACGACGTTCAAAGCGTTTTAACTTTCTCGGGATCCGCCGGAAACTTTAGGAAACTAATAACTCCTAAATATAAAGCGAATAGAAAAAAACAAGAGAAACCTCCTTTATTATATCCTCTTCATAAATACGTAAAAGAAACTTATAATAGTATTCAAGGAGCGGGACTAGAAACAGACGATCTAGTAGCTAGAGAATGGAATAACCTCCAAAAAAAAGTAGGAAGAGAAAACGTATTAATAGTTAGTATAGATAAAGACTATAAACAGTTTCCCGCTTTGATATATAACTACAATAGAAAAGAAGTTTTAGATCTAACTCCGGAAGAGGCCTTATATAATTTTTATGAGCAAATGATTATAGGGGATACCGCAGATAATGTAAATTACTTTTATGGTAAAGGAAAAGCGTTCGCAAAGAAATATCTAAAAGACTGTAAGACTAAATATCAATATACAAAGAAACTATACGAACTTTTTTTAAAAGAACACAAAGGCAAAGGAAGACAACGCTATATAGAATGTTACAATTTACTTAAATTAAGAATATGAAACCAATAGAAATCGCAAATAGAATTACAGAGATTTCCGGTATAGATTTATTTAATAAGTCTAGGAAGAGAAACGTTGTAGAACATAGAGGATTACTTTGTTATATCCTTAGAGATAAATTAAAAATGAGGTGGGAAAAAATAGCCAAGTTTTATAAAACTCAAGGTTGGCCGGTAAATCACGCAACGCTCATTAACAGTTATAATAAATGGTATATATATAAAACAAATGAAGACGTAATTAAAATCCTTAGAGCTTTTAAATTTGTTGAAGAGACTCAAGAAGAGATTACAAAAATAGATATGTTAGAAACAAAATATACCAACTTAAAAAACAAGTTAGACGATCCTCTAATTAAATTAGTATCTAGGATCCCAAAAGAAAAAAAAGATCTTGTAAAACAAAAAATAGATCTTATGTTTAAAGAGTGGGATTGGAAAGAGAAAGTATTATAATGGAAACAGACAAAAACAAAAGAAAACAGATCCCAATATTTACAGGCTTAATAAAGTATTTTCCAAAAGCCTTAGCGGAAGTTGCTAGAGTTTCTTATATAGGAAACCAACAACACCACCCCGACAAACCTTTACATTGGGATAGATCTAAAAGTACGGACGAGCTTGACGCTTTAACGAGACATTTATTCCAAGCCGGAGAGACAGATACCGACGGAATGAGACACTCAGCAAAAGTAGCTTGGAGAGCTTTAGCTAACTTAGAAAAGGAGTTAGAACAAAAAGACGATAAATGGTTTGTAGATCAGTACAATAGAAATAGAGATCCCAAAGACCGAATAAACCTACGAGATGAAATTAATAGAGAAAATAAAGAAATACTTTAGGCCTAAATATATAACTATACAAATACCTAGAAAATTCAGCAGCATTAAAAAAAGAAATAAATGTTTAATAGAAACCAAAAAGCATATACTTAATATTACTAAAATAGACATATAAACAACGTTATAAGAATTGATTAATCAATCTTTTTCAATTATGGATAAAAGAAAAAACAACGGTGGTAAAAGGACAGGAGCGGGCAGAAAGCCTAAAGCGGAAGAGGTAAATCTTATTGAGAAACTTACTCCGTTAGAGCCTTTAGCTTTTGAGGCCTTAGAAGAGGGACTTAAAAATAAGGACTTTAAGTTTGTTCAATTATATTATAATTACTACGCCGGAAGACCTAAAGAAACTAAGGATATACATATAAACGAGGATATGCCTTTATTTATTGATTAAATGCAAATAGAGAAAACCTTAGCTTTAGATAAACTAAGAAAGTTAGATAATAGAATAAAAATTATAAGGGGAGGATCCTCAGCCGGAAAAACAATAGCTATATTATTAATACTTATAGACTATGGTATGAGACACCCTAATAAAGAAATAAGCGTTGTCTCAGAGACTATTCCTCATTTACGCAGGGGAGCATTAAAGGACTTTTTAAATATCTTAAAAGCTCTTAATAGATACGACGATAGAAAGTATAATAAGACTACCTTAAAATACGTATTTAGCAACGGATCCTATATTGAGTTTTTTAGTACCGATCAGCCGGATAGATTACGAGGGGCTAGGCGTACGGATCTCTT